CCCCCCGACCGTCCTTGCAATCCTCGCAATAAACTCCGTAGCTCGTCTCGCAGCCGCAGGAAACGCAAAGGCCGTAGCTCCCGACAACGAGGCTTCTGAAATCTTCCTCGTGGTCGGCGCGGATGCTCACCTTGCCGTCGAAGTTCTCGTATTCCCAATCGGGATAGCCGCCGAACCCATCTCCGCGCTCAACGCAGAAACTCTTTTCTCCAACCGTCGGATAGGTCTTCCACAGGTTCGGAACATTTTCCAGCATCGAAATCTCGCGCTGAATGAGGTCGCGGTACAGCTTGGAATCCTCGCTGGCTCCATAAACGCCCCCGGAAGTGTTATACATCCGGCTCTGCAAAAGCAGCCCGTTCCCCGGCTTGTATGCGAAAACCTGCCGTGTGGTCTTACGGTTGTTCAGGGTTTCCTTGTCGGCGGGGTCTGCCACGGTGAACGCGATGAACGAAACCTTATCCCGCGCATAGCCCGTGCAGCCGTTGTTGTACTCGTACTCGGTCGAGTTGAACGAATGGCAGCTCGTCAGGGTCGTACCGCGATGATCGCCTTTCGGATTGCTCATCGTGATGAAATGCGCCGGGTTGATGGAGACATACAGCTTGAACCCGATTTTCTTCGAGGTCAGCTCGTCCGCAAACTGCGCGTACAGCCTCTGGAAATCGCTGCCCGCCGTTTCATCCGCAACGCCCAGCGCCTGACAAAGCGCCTTGAAAACGCGGCTCTTTTTCTTATTCGGGGCGTAGGCTTTCGGGGCAAGCTGTTTGATGGCTGCGATACCCTCCTGCTCAAAATTGGGGTCGTAGAAAAACCGGATGGCGTCGTAAATGGGCCGGCTATTGTCTGCACGGTAAATCGCCTCGCTCAAGATGTCGGTCCCCAGCGCGTAGATCCGGTCGGGGTCGGGGTCATGCGTTCTGGTTCCGTTAATAACCAGAGCGTCGAGGTTGGCATCCCACACGGGAGACTTGCTGAACAGCTCCCGCAGCTCCTGCTTTGCGTAGCAGCTGTCGGACGCAAGCTGGTTCACAAAGTTCGCCGTGCAATCGTCCATAACGCTCGTCTGGTCGGTGTGCTTGCCGTAATCGCTGATAGCCTGCCAGATATTCTGTTTCGTACGCTCAATGAGTTCACTCATGTCCATTTTCTTTTAACCTCCTCAGCATTCCGTCGTTGATGTAGTTCGCAAAGATCCAGTTGCGGCAGGGCCTCTGCCGGCGGGGGGAGGA